ATGATAGATGGTGCTGTTGTTGATGTTAAATCTGCTTCTACTCGCGCTTTTAGAAAATTTAAAACAAGAACACTTTTAGGAAACGATCCTTTTGGATACATTGGTCAGCTTAGTGGGTACATGGACGCAAAGAATGTTCTTGAAGGCGGCTTTCTTGCGTTTGACAAAAGCACTGGCGACATTACTTTTATGATGGTGGACGAGCTAACGAAAATAAACGCTACGGACAGAATAAAGCACTTGAAAAAGGTTATTTCGCTTGACAAGCCCCCTGAGAAGTGCTATGAACCCGTACCTCTCGGAGTTCAGGGCAACTATGTATTGAGTACAGCCTGTGCCTATTGTGATTATAAAAACATTTGTTGGAAGGGTGCCAATAAAGGCTCTGGACTTAGAGTGTTTCAGTACTCCAACAGTTTAAAGTATTTTACTCACGTTGAAGTGGAACCAAGAGTAGAGGAAGTTACTGATGAATTATGAAAGTAAGTACGAAAAGACTCACCAACCTTGTCCTGATTGTGGCTCAAGTGATGCCTTGACAATCTACAAGGATGGTGGGACTTATTGCTTTTCTTGTAAGAAAGCTAGTTTGCCTGAAAATGACACTTCTGACATTAGAGTTGTAGAAAACAACAACCTTACTTTGGGTGATGTGTCTGCAATAGAGTCCAGAAGAATACACAAAGAAACTTGTGTTAAGTATAATGTTATGCAAAAGACTGTCAAAGGAAAGTCTGTGCATATCTATCCTTATTACGATTCTGGTGGTTTTCACATTGCAAGTAAGATACGTTTTGTTCCTAAACATTTCTTGATAGAAGGACACATTGCTAAAGCAGGGTTCTTTGGTCAACAGGCTTTCGGGAATGGCGGAAAGTATATTACTATTTGTGAAGGTGAGATAGACGCTTTGTCAGCTTATCAAATGTTTGATAGCAAGTGGCCGTTTATTTCTGTGAGAACAGGTGCAGGATCAATTGAAAAAGATATCAACGATAATTATGATTTTCTTAACAAGTTTGAGAACATAATTATATGTTTTGATAATGACGATGCAGGAAAGATTGCATCGAAAGTAGCTTCTGAGTTACTTGCTCCTAAAGCTTCTGTTGTTCGTATGCGCTACAAAGACCCTAACGAGTATCTGCTTAAAGGTAAGGTAGCTGAGTTCAAACAGGATTGGTGGAACGCTGAAAGATACACACCGGAAGGTATTGTGTCAGGTGACAGTCTTTGGGATGAGTTGTTAAAAGGACCAGAGAAGGCTATTGTTCAGTATCCTTACAATGGTATTAACAAATCCACTTACGGTTTAAGAAGCGGAGAACTTGTTTGTATCTGTGCAGGAACAGGTATTGGTAAGTCCAGTTTTATGAGAGAAATTTGTTATCATATTATTTCTAATACTGATAACAATGTTGGCCTTATGTTCCTTGAAGAACCTATCAGAACTACAGCTAAAGCTTTGATGGGGGTTCACTCAAACAAGAACTATCATCTTCCTGATGCAGATTACACAATGGAAGAATACAAAGACGCTTACGACAACACTGTTGGAAGCGGTCGAGTGTTTTTCTTTGACCATTTCGGTTCTAACGCAATTGACAACATCATCAACAGAATAAGGTATATGGTAAAGATACTTAAATGTAAGTATATCATTCTTGACCATATCTCTATTCTTGTAAGTTCTCAAGAGTTTGGAATGGATGAAAGAAAGAACATAGATCAGTGTATGACTAAACTTCGTACTCTTGTTCAAGAACTTGATATCTGTCTTATTATTGCAAGCCATCTGAGGAGAACACAAGATGGTTCGCATGAAGAAGGTAAAGAGTTGTCATTGAACCACCTTAGAGGATCACACAGTATTGGTCAGCTAAGTGATATCGTATTAGGTTTGGAACGAAACGGTCAAGCTGATTGTCCTGTTGAAAGGAACACAACAAAAGTACGTGTCATTAAAAACAGGTTTAGCGGAGTAACTGGTCTTTGCAGTACTTTGTTCTACGATGCAAGTACAGGAAGATTGAATGAAGTTTCTTCAGAAAACATTGTTACAAATCACGTTAACAATGTTAAAGATAACGAGTTAATGTAGATGCCTGTTTACGTTCAACAAAAGGTTCTTACAGAAGATGTTCTCAACAACAGCAACGTAGTGTTTGCGTATTTAGAGAACGACAAAAAGTCTGGAGGAACCGCTTTAGCTACCTTTCTTAGAGACTCTGATCAAGGAATAGGTATAAGATTAAAGAAGTCTCATGGTGATCAGATAGGTTGTTATTGGGATGACAAAGAGTTCAGATACAACACAGATAAGATGAAGGAAGATATAGGAAGTTTGGAAGAGTTGTTAAAAAACGAAAGAACTGTTGTGTTTGCAAAAGGAGACTTTGATTCGTACAATGAACAAAGGTTTTTTGAAATATCACCTCGTTCTTACAAGTATTTTAAGAACAGAATTACCAAACTTCTTCGTATCTACAGACCGTAACATGGTTAAGAAATACAAAGATTACAGGTTTCGTTCTTTGTTTGAAAGAGACTTTGCGCGTGATCTTGAAGAAAGAAACATAGACTATGAGTACGAAACCAAAAAGCTATCTTGGATTCCAAAGCCTAGAGTTTATACTCCTGATTTCTATCTTCCAGATTATGATATCTACATAGAGACTAAAGGAAGATTCACATCCTCTGACAGAGTAAAACATCTTTGTGTAGCAGATCAGCATCCAGACATTGATCTTAGGTTTGTGTTTATGACTCCGTTCAACAGACTTTCAAGATCATCTAAAACAACGTATGGTGATTGGTGCAGTAAGAATGGTTTTACATTTTCTAAAGAAAGGATACCGAAAGAATGGATAAAGAAGAAAAAGAAATAAAAGAAATGATTGAAGAAGAGGAGAAAGATTTAAAGCCTAATAGGATATACATTATTCTTGAAGATAACAAAAAAAATCCGTTAAGTGATAACGGAGTTTTTACAGAAATGGAAGAAGAAGACGATGATGATGACGGTTATTTCAGTGTAAAAGTTGTTGATACAACTGACAATTCTGACCCAAGAGAATCTATGTCTTTTGTAATTTCTCAAGGAATCTTTTGCATACTTCAAGAATCTTTGATGGAAGTTTATACGAAAGGTTCGCAATCTATCCTTGATCAAATGGGCGATAATGTTGTAGACCTTTTACCTAATTTGTTAGATAAAGCGAAAGGACCGCCAGATGGCAGCGGATACCATTAATCATCCTAAACATTACAACATGCAAGGTCTAGAAGCTATTGATATCATTCAAGCTTCTATGACTGACGAAGAGTTTAGAGGTTACCTAAAAGGTAATATTTTGAAGTATCTTATAAGGTACAAACATAAGGGAAAACCAAAAGAAGACTTGTTAAAATCTTCTTGGTATCTTAACAAACTTACAGAGGGAGTAGAGTAAACATGTTACCAACAGATTATCAAAACTTTATACATCTATCTCGGTATTCACGTTGGATAGATAAAGAAGAAAGAAGAGAAAATTGGAAAGAAACTATTGATAGGTATCTGTCATTTATGTCAGACCACCTTAAAGACAATTACAACTATACTATTCCAGATGATATGTATTCTGAAATAGAAACTTCTATGTTAAAACTTGAAGTTCTTGGGTCAATGAGAGCATTGATGACTGCCGGTCCTGCTCTTAAAAGAGAGAACATTGCTGGTTATAACTGTTCTTATCTTCCTATTGATTCACCACGATCTTTTGATGAGTGTTTGTATATTCTTATGAATGGAACTGGTGTAGGTTTTTCAGTTGAACGACAATATGTCAACAAACTTCCTACTATTCCTGATATTGATTTTGAAAGTTCTGATGATCTTATCTCTGTTGCAGATTCTAAGGAAGGATGGGCAAGAGCGTTACGTGATCTCATTTCTTTTTTGTACACCAATCGTATTCCTAAAATAGATACGTCAAAAATTAGACCGGCTGGTGCAAGACTTAAAACTTTCGGTGGACGAGCTTCTGGACCTGAACCTCTTATTGACTTGTTTGATTTTACAATCAACACATTCAAGAAAGCTAAAGGTAGAAAGTTAACGTCAATCGAATGTCACGATATCATGTGTAAGATTGGACAAGTTGTTGTTGTAGGTGGAGTACGAAGGTCTGCACTTATATCT